AGTGTCAAGAGGAAACAGCAAAATAATTCGACTTTTTTTCTCAACGCCAGAAAAATGCTGTTCTTTTTTGGTTTTCCCTAAACACTGGAGCCCTCCAGTGTTCACGAAAAACCAAAAAAATATTGAAGAGAATAAATCCCTGCGTCTGTAAAAGAGGAATGGGCCCGCGCTCATTCCTCTTTTACCCACTTACCATTATCTCTTGTTTATCATCCCACCCTGCACCAGTGCGTCCGCGAAAAAGACCCGCTTTCCTTTATTCCGGAGCCGATGCACGATCTCCTCAGTCAAAAATGCGTCTCGCCCGAGTCGTGCATAGTCCTTAACCAACAAGGCGTCGGCCTGTCCACTGTTTACCGCTTCCAAAGCTGCGGAAAGCCCCGGCCTGTCATACCGAATCCCGCTTGCATAATCCCGAAACCGTCCGGCGACCGTATTGCCGCAACCCTCTACCAGGTTTTCCAGTAAAGCTTCCTGCCGCTCCATCGCCAAACAGGCATCCTCTGTCTGCTCCTTCGTGGCAACGCGCATATAGACCGCAACTCTGAGACGGTTCTTTCTGTCTTCATCCCGCATTTTTCTTCTCCTCATTGATCAGCAACCGCATATAGCTGTCGCTGAAGTTCCAGATGATCTCAATTCTGTTGCCCTCATAGACCCGTATGGTGCGGATCAACTTCTCCACCATGGCCCTGTCCAGTTTCCGCAGATTGCTCAAATCTTTCAATTCATCAATATCCCTGCGGCACTCCAACGCATCGGTGACCTGTACGCCGTCTTGTTCAGTCCCTGTACTCATGAGCTTCATGCGCTGCTCCAAAATCACTTTGTCAAGGCGTGCGCATTGATCGTCATATTCGTTCCGGGACAGTTCTCCCCGGTCAAACAGCAAAAACGCCTCCGTTTTCTGCGCGGCAAGCTGTTCCAACTTCATCCGAAGACGACGCTGACGCTCCCAGACTTCCTCCTGTTTTCTTCGCTCCGTTTTTTCCTGTCTGTCCAGCCGTATTTCCAACTTTTGCGCCAGCTTCGCCTGAAAACGGATAGACGAGAGCACCGCCCGGGTCAGTTCCTTTTCGGAAAGCCGAGTGCCCCGGCAGGCGTCGCCGCTGTTCCACGCTTGTCCCTCGCATTTGTAATAGGTGCCGCTCTCCGGCGTCCGCCGCCCCAGCGCGAGGCCGCAATGACCGCATTTGAGCTTTTTGGAAAACAGATGAACGGCGGACGGCTTATTGCCTCTTGCAGGCCGGTTGTATTCCGCAAGCCGCTTCTGCGCCGTATCAAATACTTCCTGGGACACGATGGCCTCAAAGGCGCCGGGTACCACGATCCAGTCCTCTTTTGCCTGTGGCTTGGACGAGTTCTGATTGCCCAGTTCCGTCCGGGTGGTCTTGACGCCGATCAGCTTGCCCGTGTACTTTTCTTCACGAAGTATGCGCGTGATTGTCGTGCTGTTCCACTCGTTGTCCGTCCGGCCATCGTTCCAAAGCTGGCGCTTCGAGCCGCAGGCCCGTTTTCGCTGGGATGGCGTGGGAACTGCGTCTTGATTCAGCGCCCGGGCAATTTGCGTGGGGGACATCCCGCCGATGCACAGGTCAAACACACGGCGCACGACCTCCGCCGCCTCAGGGTCGGGGATCAGCTTCCTGCGGTCCTCCGGAGACTTCATGTAGCCGTAGACAGGATAGGCTGCGATACACTGGCCCCGCCGGGCATATTGCCGCCGGGAGTCTTTCACCTTCTGGGACAGGTCGCGGCTATACAGCTCATTGATGAGGTTGCGCAGCCCATTATTGATGTCGCCCGCCACGCCATAGGGATGGTCCTTGCTGTCATAGCAGTCATTGACGGAGATAAAGCGGACGCCTAAAAACGGGAACACCTGCTCCAGATAGTTGCCTACCTCCACATAATTGCGGCCGAAGCGGGAGAAATCCTTGACGATCACGCAGTCGATTTCCCTGCGGCGTACCGCGTCCAGCATCGCCCTTACTCCGGGCCGGTCGAAATTCGTCCCGCTGCGCCCGTCATCTTGAAACTCCAAAACCTTACAGCCGTTAAACTCCGGGTGCGTCTCCAGATACCGGTTTAAGAGCATCCGCTGATGGGTCACGCTGTTGCTCTCCGGCTTCTCGCCGTACCGGGCGTCCTCGTCTGCGGAGGAGAGACGGATATATTTGGCCAGGATCACGCCACCACCTCCTTATCTACGGCGCAAAGCAGCTTTTCCCGCTCATCCCGGAAACGGAGCGCCACCTCCACACGGTCGTCCTTGAACACGGTAATGCGCTCAATGAGCGCCTTTGCCAGTTCCTTTGTCAGTGTGAACGTGGGGCTGATGCCGCCAAAGGCGACCAGCCACGGATTTTTCTCTGTCAGCGTCTCCGTCTCCTGCTGTTGCTGCGCTCTCAGCGCGAAGATCCGTTTTTTCAGCTCTTCCGCTTCCTCCATGCAGCAAGCCTTCAGCATTTCATAGTCGTTCTGCGGCATCAGGCCGCCGAGGTAGTCCCGCATGGCGCCCCGGCGGGTCTCCTCCACCCGCTCCAGCTCCAGATTCAGCTTTCTCAGCTGCGTGGAGATATCCTCTCCTTTTCCATTGCGCTTTTCAGACAGCTTCCTGGCAAGGGCAGCCATATCCACCGCAAGCTCGATCTCCTTGCCGATGACCTGTTCCAGCGTGTCCAGCAGGAAGTCCTCCCGCAAAAACTTGTAGCTGCATCCGCTCTTTTCCAGCATGGCGGCGTAGTTGGGACACATGTAATAGTAGACCACCTTTTCACCCTTCGTCACCTGCTTATAGCGCACCAGGGGCCGCCCGCAGTCTGCGCAGAAGACCAGCCCCTTGAGGATATTCTCGCTTTTCCCCAGATGGTCGTACTTGCCGAGCCTCGCGTGATAGGCGGCGTTTTTCTCCTCGCAGATGGCCTGCACCGCGTCGAAATCCTCCCGACTCACAATGGGCTCATGGGTGTTCTCCACAATGACCCACTCATCCTTTGGCACCAGCCTGTCCGGCCTTCCGGCATAGAACTCCGAGCGCCTCCGGCCCTGTACCATGTGGCCCAGATAGACCTCGCTGCGCAGGATCTTTTTGACGCTCTGCACCAGCCACGGCTTATACCGGGCAAAGCGCTTGTCCAGGATAATGCCCTTCTGATAGCGGTAGCAGCAGGGGGACGGGATGCCGGTGGCGTTGAGCCAGCGGGTGATCGCCGTGTCGCCCTGTCCCGCCAGCTTGCGCCGGTAGATCTCCCGGACGACTTCCGCCGCCTCCGGGTCAATGACGATCTTATGCCGGTCGGTAGGGTCCTTTATATACCCGTAGGCGGCGTAGCCGCCGATAAACTCGCCCCGCCGCATCTTCTCCCGCAGCACAGAGCCGGATTTTCTGGAGATGTCCTTGGAATACATCTGATTGACCATGTTTTTCAGCGCGACCGTCAAACAGTCGGCGGTGGTGGCGTCAGCGCTGTCGTAGCCGTCGGAAATGGAGATGAAGCGCACCCCCATAAAGGGGAAGATATGCTCCAGATAATTGCCCGCCTCCACATAGTCCCGGCCAAAGCGGGAGAGATCCTTGACCACGATGCAGTTGGCCCGGCCACCGCGCACCGCTTCCATCATCTGCTCGAAACCAGTCCGGTCAAAGTTAGTGCCGGTCTCGCCGTTATCCTCAAAAACGGACAAAAGCCGAAGATCCGGCGCCTCTTCTATGTACTGGCGCAAGAGGGCCTTCTGGTTTTGCAGCGCCTCGCTGTCCGAGCGGTCCCGCGTCTCAAAGACCGACAGGCGGGCATAACCCACTGCGATCCACACCTTTTCCGGTTCATGATGGGGCCGAGGCTCCGGATGCGCCACAGGCGCACCGCCGTTTTGGGCGCGGATCAGATCCTTGCGTGATTTTCTCGCCATACCCTCACACCGCCTCTCTCAGAGGCGCGCTGGCCGTTTCCTCCGCGGCGAAGGCCATGGCGTGGCTGAATTGCTCCTGATAGCGGAACACGATCTCAATGCGCCCGCCCTCATAGACCAGTACCCGCTCCACAAGGCGCACCAGCACCTCCCGGGTCAGCGTCTCCAGATGGCCGAACTTCCGAAAATGCTCGATCCACGGGCTGTCCGGCGTGCTGCACTCCAGCATCCGGTCAAGCTCGCATTGCTGGGCCTCGATGGCCCGCTCCGCCTCCTCGCAGTCCTGGGTGAAGATGCGCTTAAACTCGTAAAAATCCGACTTGGAGACCTCGCCGGCGGCGTAGCGCCGGTAGAGGGAGTCCCGGATCTCCTGCTTTTTCACAAGCTCCTGTCGAAGCGCCTCCAGCCGCTTATCCATCTTCTCCGCCGCCACCTTCTGCAACGGCCGGCGGGCGATGGCCTCCAGCGTGCCGTTGAGCTCCGCCACGGCGCGGATATGGAAATTGATCCCCTCCAGCACCGCCTGCTCCAGCTTGGCCTCGCTGATGGTGTGGGGCGAGCAGAC